ATGATAACTGCGAAAATAGTAGTGCTGTTCTTTAGTCTGCCGTTCTTTAAGTCATTCTCAATAAGTGATGAAGCTTATTCAGCTCTTAGGGATATGATTTCTTTTCTGTATCAGCTTGACCAATTCTTAAATCTTGAATTGATGTTTGAGAGCATTTTCTATGTTCTCGGACTTCTGCTTGTATCTGCACTTGTGAACTTTGTAAGGGGGCTTTTATAATGTGGTCGGCATTTGCTAACATCAATTGGAAAGCTATGCTTATACCTCTCGCCTTGGGAAGCGTTGTGGTGGGCGTTATCGTGCTTCTTATGCTGTTTGGAACTCCTGTGCTTCATGCTTTTCCTTTGTCGGTAAAGGACACTTTCAAGACTATTAGAAAACGGCTTAAAGGTGAAGAAGTTCCGTTCAATATGTATGGGCTATATCTCTATAACGGCTTAGGCGGTCGAGGTAAAACTATAAGCATGGTGAAACGTGCGCAAGAGGTCAAGAGTAGATTTCCGAAAGTGCTTATCTGTGCTAATTTTCATACGGAAGTGGCTGACAGATTTTTTGATTGTTGGGAAGATATCTTGAACGTTGAGAATATTGACGAAAACGGCGTTAATCAAGGCGTGCTGTTTCTGTTTGATGAAATGCACCTGACTCTTAATTCTCAATCATGGAAAGATGCTCCGGACGAGCTTCTCGAATATATCTCACTGCAACGGCATTTACACAAGTGTATATGGGGGTCGGCTCAGGAGTGGAAAAGGTGTACAAAAATAATTCGTGAGCAGGTCAATTATATCATAGATTGTAAGGCGTATTTCAATTCACGCCTTATCGTCAATAAATGCTATACAAAAGAAAATTATCTCATTAATGGAGAGCAGGGCAGTGCAGGAACGAGAAAACGTCCGAAAGAATGGAAAGAAACATTTTGCGCCACTGATGAATTAAGGTCGCTTTATGACACGGAAGAAATCGTTAAGGGGCTGAAAATCGGGCGCACAAGTGAGCAAGAGAAAATAGCAAGCAGAATTTTAAAAGCTATGCAAGATTGATTTAGCCACGTGCGCACGCTCCTGCGTGCGCCGTGGCGAACAGCTTGCAAGCTTAGAAATTTGCGGTTATATACTTGATAATAACCGCAAATTTCCGTCAAAAACTAAAATGGCGGTGGGAAAATGGCAAATTTTTATGATTTACCCCCTGAGGTCGTTTTAAAAAATACTAAAACAAAAATCTACGCTGACGGCTCTTCGACAACAACTTATTGCAACAATTACATATTCGTTGACAAAAACCTTGAAGAATATCAGCAAAATCAAGAAATATTACAGCTTAAACGAAAATGGGAGAAATTTGAGAAATCTCAGCAGGAAGAAGATACTCAAACAGATATGTTTGATATAATCAAAAAACCTGCAAAGGTTTCAAAAGAGGAAAGAGGGGAACGGACGGATATATTAAAGCGTGCAAAAGACAAGGTCTTTGATATAGCCTTTTCAAATGAGTGGGCGTATTTTCTCACTATTACTTTCAATGGTAGTGAATACGATTTTTCTAATGCTGATTTTGTTAAGAAAAAACTTAGGCGGTGGCTTGAAAATCAGGTCAAGCGGAAAGATATGAAATACTTGCTCATTCCTGAAAGGCATAAGAACGGCGGTATACATTGCCACGCTCTTATCAATGATTGCTTTGATATGGTCGATTCAGGCACAAGGCTTGTAACTGGATATAACAAACCTGTGACATTAAAGACCATAGAGGAAAAGAACTTGCACGTTAGAAACGTTGTGTATAATATCCCTGAATGGAAATACGGCTTTTCCACGGCTATTCCTGTGGAAAATAATTCGGCGGCTCTTGCGTTCTATATCACAAAATATATAACAAAGGGCAATAATAAGATATTCGGCAAGTATTATTGGAGTAGTCGGAATTGTAATCGTGATCCTCAGATTATATACAGTAATACCGATTTTGATAGCGTTTCAAAGTCGGCTATCACAAAACCTTATACCTCTAATCAGTATAAATACAATACAAATGTAAATATTATTCCGAACTTTGAAGAAGTTTCAGCTAGGTTTGATAATATTGCAGATTTCCTTGATTATATTTACTCTGACGAATACCGCAAGGAATATGATGATTATTTTGAAAGGAGTGAACTAAATGAATGATGAAATGCTTATTGCTTTTCAACGTTTTCTATCTGATACTTGCAGGATTAGTTATAATCATTATTTGTCATTGTCTGAAAACGTTCAGCAACAAATACTTGAAAGCTTTTATAATAACGATTGCAATTCTGATATTGTTAGGGCTTTACGTAATACTTCGCCTGCAACTGAATCAAAAAGTTTCCTTGAATATCTCCGCAAGCACAGACTTTCAAGAGCCGTCTTTCATCAGCTTGATAACGTGACAAAGGTAAAAATCTATAATAACTATCATCAGGAAAGGACCTTGGCAAAATGATAATGAGCATTGAAAACATTGACACGGATAAAATTTTGTTCTGTGACTATATCATAGTATGGAATAATGAAACGTGTTACAGAAAATCTCCGTCAACTTATGATGGCTATGTAGGTATCATAACAAAATACCTTTACCCTTATTTCAAGAGCAAAGGACTTAGACTTGTTGATGTCAAGCCTATGCACATAGAGGGCTATCAAAGGCACATACTGCATGATACAAGGCTTTCTGTGAATACGCTCCGTAAACATCATGAAGTCATGCGTGCGTGTCTGAATTACGCATATAAGAACGATTTTATAAGCAAAAATCCTTACACGGCTTTTTCACTTCCTCGAAAGGTGGAAAATGAAATGTCATATTATACAGAAGAACAGCTCTTGAAGCTCCTTCGTGTAGCTTATGGTACTCAGATAGAAAGCTTTGTGTATCTCGCTGTGTGGTTTGGACTTCGCAAGTCTGAGATACTCGGTTTGCGGTGGGAGAATGTTGACTTTATCGGGCGTTGTCTTTATATCCGTGAAACAAGAACTAGGATAAAAGACTATAAGTCCGGACACTGGGTCGAAAGTCAAAACAAGAGAATGAAAACAGTAAAATCACGCCGTGAGTTTCCTCTTAGTGATGAACAACTTGACTACTTGCATAAGCTTTATAGCAGACAAGCTCCACTGTGCAAGGCAAGGAATTATGTGTGCGTGAACGCTGAGGGTGTACCGCTTCACTATGATTATGTACTGCACGCCTTTCAAGACTTGCTCCGCAAGAACGATTTGCCTAAAATTCGCATACATGACCTTAGACACAGCAATGCAACGCTTATGCTTAACAGCGGTTTCAGTATGAAAGAGGTTTCGGAGTGGCTCGGTCACAGTACATACAAGCTTACGGCTGATACATATACTCATGTATCGGCTGAGAATAAAGCTCAGATGTCGAAAACGATAGGCTATAAGCTTTCACCTTATAAGGGTGATAACTTATGAGTGTAGCACTTACGGCTTATTCAGGGGTGTTTCTGCTTTATGTGAGCTATGATCTTGAAATGATTATTGAGAATTTTGAAAGGAATGTTGAAAATGAAAGAGTTTAATTTTTGGTGCAAGGAAAATACTGATTTCGGTAAGTGTGATAATAAGAAATGCGGTTTTTTTGAGTGCGGCTGTTATGGTTACTGTGATGAATGTGTTTATCATTTTATGGATTCAACTGTTTGTGAAAATTGTTCCGCCCCTCAATTTATGAGAGATTATGCAAAACAGCAGGAAAATGATTAATAAAAAAAATGCAGGAAGATATTAATCATCTTCCTGCATTATTTTTTCAAACTTTATATCGTCTTCAAGCAACTCCAGTATTAGAGCGTTCAGACTCTTTCCTTTTTTCTCTGCATGAGCTTTGTATATGTCCCTTTTTCCTTTAGGCATTCTTAATGATACTTGGTCATATGCTTTTGAAATATATTTGCTTGTAGCTTTTTGTTGTGCCTTGCTTATCATTTTATCACCTCTTTGGATTATATTATATCATATTTTTATAATGCTATCAATATACAATTTCAATATATATTGCTAGCAAAATTTGTGCAATTTATCTATTGATATAATGCTAGCAATATGTTATAATATATATAGTGAAAGAGATAAAGGTAACTTTCACAGCGGAGGAAATTGAAAGGAGTGAGGATAATGCAGAACATGCCTACAGCTACAGAACTTGCGATAAAGTATGCAAAGCGTGAACAGCTTAGAATTATAATAGACAAGGCTCAGAATATTCATGCTGATTGCGAATATGAGGCTTTATCAAAGCTGATTAACGAACTCAAACAAATGCTTGAAGAAGCATAAAAAAATGTAGTCGGCAATCCGTCAAAATACACCGACTACATATTCACACACAAACTCGGATAACCTCCGCTTTGTAAATCCGAGTATAACACAAATTTTACTAAATGTCAAGTTGAAAGGATTGTTGAAAATGACTATTTCAAACTACTATGTTCGTGAGTATCTTCACCTTTATCATGAATATCGTAAGGTAATTAATATATTTGATGCTTTTCTTTTGTATGGGAAAATAGAATACACTCTCGGTGAGTTGCGGAGAGATTTTTCACTTGACTATCAATTTCACTGTGCCCTTCATGATAGGCTCTTTAATCTTTCCTGTCGTACTTGCGGAAAGTTCGGCAAACTTAATTCTCAGAATGATTTCTGA